GGTACTTTAGTAATTTGTGGTATACGAGGCAACTGATAATTATATATACCACAATTTAATTTATTTTTAATTTTATCGAGAAGATCGCCACATACTTCTTGCATACAGATGATAACTTTATCTGACGAATTAAGACACAATTCTAGTTCTACAATAATATCATCCAGTCTTTTTTGTTCATTTATTATATCATTACGAATTCCATATTTTGTGATAACATGACTGTCGTTATAACAGTATTTTATTTCATGTAACATATGTAAAACATTCCAACTATACAATACGATTGACATTGTTATTTTGTGTGATAAATTTAATTCCATATAATATGTAAGAATCTCATCAATAAATTATTACAATCAATTTTTATGTTTTAATGTTTTTTATATAAAAATATTGAAATTAAATTATTTTAAATAATGATGAGTATTTGAATGAGTAATTATATTATCAAACTTTTCAAGACTTATTAAAAAACATCAACAATTATTAATAATTTATGCAGTTATATTTCATTGAACAATTAGACAAAGGGTATGAAGTTATTACACCTGACAATGTAAAATTCAAAAAATATGATCAAAATACATACACAATGGAGAAAGATAAGGAATTAGTTCTTATATCACATGCTGAGTTGCAAGAAATATTTTCTACAACACAACACATTATGGGATCAAAAGTAACATGTTTAGGCATTGATGTTCCATCATACGACCACTATTGGGGTGAATTAGACAATGGAAAAGTTATTGTCATGTCACACCAAGGTCATATTATGACGTTTGAAAAAACACCCAGTTACATATTTACAGAAGAATACACGAAAGAACCTAGATCAAAGGAAACGACCTTGTTAGATAAAGATGGAATCGAAAAATTATTCAAAAAATATCAAAGATCGATACATACAGTAAGATTATGTGATTAGATAATTTTGAAAAAGATTTATTTATAATAACAATAGTAATATATTCATATCAAAAAATAACATGTAATGGATATTAACAATATAAATGATACAAATAATATTTATAATGATAGTATCCGTGCTGATGACGCTGATAATAGCGATATTAATACTAATATATCTGACTATAAAATTATTATTCCAATAGACTGCGATAACAATAAATTCAAATTTGATTTTGCTAAAACAACGAATCCGCGCGTGTTGTCACTGATAGCGCACATGGACATAAATTCATTTAATGAAGTAAAAAGACTTATTAAACAACATTTCGATACAGAATTATTATCAATGATTCTTCTATTGACACCATATGACATTTTATACGAACTGTATTACAAACACAATTTTATGAAAAACTACATGGATGAGAATCTTTTCAAAATATTTGTTAGTTATTCCTTTAATAGATTTATTTGTAAATATTATAACAAGGAGTGCTATACAAATGAATTTATCAACTTGTATGATAGGTTTAATATGGTTTATAATTATACATCAAAAATATTCAAAAAAAGGACTAATATTTTTAGTGATGTAGTGCTAAAAAATATTAAAATAAAATTACAGGATTATTATGGCGACGAAAAATGCATAGAATTATTGGGAAATAGAAAATTATTTACAAATTTACTCATTAATAATAATAATAATAACATAAATTGTACAAATAAAATACATAATTTTTATACAATAAAATTATTCCCAAAAGTTGATATAATACATCGAGATTATACACTAACATATTTTTCGTGTAGTAATAATGTGCAATATTTATATCATAATGTAGGTAATTTGATTATCTTGATATATTTAGAAAAATTTAACGAAATGGGACAAATATTATTGAGTGGCTCATGCGGCGTGACAGATTTTGACACTAATGTATACGTGCGACCAGAATATTATAACAATATGTCAAATGATGTAAATAAAATAAATTATCTACATGATAAGGACCATGAAAGTTCAAGTATTAAATCCAAACTTTTGGCTTCTATAAAACTACATCCACACAAGATTAATAAGTTGATATTTATAATGGAGCAATTTAATAGATGTTATGTATGCAAGAAACTATATATTAGTGAAATATACTATGAAACATACAAAGGAATGTGTATTTCATGTGGTAAATTTAATTATGACAGGAGAGAATACAAAGCAAAATTAACAAATAATTATGTGTTTGTGAGTGGTATTCGTGTAAAAATAGGGTTCGCGATAGCACTGAAGCTATTAAGATGCGGAGCGTTCGTATTTGGAACAACAAGATATCCAAAGTTGGCATTGTTAAATTATCAAAAAGAATATGATTATTCGCTGTGGAAAGATAAATTAGTTATAATAAAATGTGATTTTATGAATTTGAAACAAGTCAATCAAATGATCGAGTATCTAAAAAAATACCCAATAAATATAATAATAAATAATGCATGTCAAACAGTAAGACAATCATTAAAATTATCTAATAAATTGATTAATATAGAAAGTAATTTAATTATGAAAAATATTCAATATCAAAATATCGATCAAGATATTGATCAAGATATCGATCAAGATATTGATCAAGATATCGATCAAGATATTGATCAAGATATCGATCAAGATATTGATCAAGATATTAATCAATTGATAGACAAACTAGATTTTATTTCTATAATTGAAGCAGATAAAAGTCTCATTGAAATGGGAAACGGATTATTAAATTTAAACCAATTTAATGATTTAAGAGAGGAAGATACAGGAAATATATCATGGGAGAAAGGAATAGAAGAAATTGATCCTGGAGAGATAGTGGAGGTAACATTAATAAACCAACTAGTTCCAACGTTAATTATAAATCAATTGAAAATAAATATGAATAAAATAAATGGACCCAAATTTATAATTAATGTTACTGCACTGGAAGGTCAATTCAACTACAACAGTAAAAAACATACACATCTCCATACAAATATGTGTAAAGCGGCTATGAATATGATGATAAGAACATTGGCAGAAGATCCGGATAAAAATTTATATGTTCATTGTATTGATCCAGGATATGTTAGTGGAGTATGTCCCCAAAATGACTATTATCCTGTGAGTATGCATGATGGAGCAAGTCGAATAGTTTATCCTATAATTAAGTTTTTCAATGGCGAACCTCTTCCGCGTGACTGGATTAAAATGAGGAATTTTGAAAAAATAGACTGGTAAATTAATCGAAGAATAAAATATATGACTTGTAATATTTATTTATTTGTTTTATCAATTATAACTGTTTTTTGTACATCGAGAAGACTATATATAGTGAGAACAACTAAGATACCGAGGATGATTGATAAAATTATATTATAAAAATATTCATGATATTTGTCGATCATTTATTATATAATAGGTAGACAATAAATTAATTTATCCGATTTTATTTGTTATAAATGGTGGCTCAGTGCCTATGTATATTAGTGACAGTAATACAAACATTGTTAATATAAAATACAATTGTATGATTTCCATAATATATTATACTTAGACAATATTATGTTAAAATATAAATAACATAAGTATTTAACCCAAAAATATACTATTATTATGTTAAAATATAAATAACATAAGTATTTAACCCAAAAAATATACTATTATTTTGTTAAAATATAAATAGCATAATAAGTATTTTTTTATTTTTGTTGTGCGATAATTATATTTGACCTTCTAATAATTGTTTATCATTTTCAAATAATATTTCAGCGAGTAAATTAAGATTATCTCTATTCATATCGGACATTGATTTCACTGCACGTTCAGTTGTTGTATTATAATCATCTATATATCCTAATGAGTTCGGCAATACAGGATCTTCAGCATCGGCATAAGTATTGTATGTACCTGAATAATAATCATTTTCATCATTGGTATCGTACGGATATTGATATTTATTGACCCGAACGAATTCATCTGGGTGTTGATCGAAGTAAGTTGTTAGATTACCTTTACTATCTTCAATATATCTTTCATCGGGTAAATAGTTAACATATGAAGTTTGGTCTTTGACTGGATAGAATGGATTGAATGTAGGTCTAAAATTTATTTCATCTTGTTCCTTAAGATATTTATTTCTTTTAATATTTTGGTATCCTTCTTTATCTTCTATGGATTGCTTTGTATAATATTTATAAACAAGGAATAATATGAAGATGATTAATAAAATAATAATCAATACATTTGCTTGTACATATTCATAATAAAAAGTTCCCAAAGAATCATACCATGATGAAGATGAAGAAGAAGAAGAATTGATAGATTGTTTTTCTACTTGATCAAACACGAATTTAAATTGTTTAACAACTTTTTTATTTATAAGATCAGGTGTTGATTGTGAGAAAACGTCAAAATTGTTATAGTTAGAAGTAATATTATAGCTGTTCATTATTACTATATAATTATTTGGCTATATAGTTATGATTATATAACATAATTATATAAAAATAACTGTAATATATATTAAATTAGAAAGAACATTATTTAGTGTAGTTTGTTGTTTGATTCTTTTATATGATAATTATATATAATGACTGAAATATTAAAAGACAGTTATACAATAATTAAATGTATAGGAAAAGGTTCATTTGGAACTGTATATCTCACACAGGATAAGAATGACAATAATTATGCAGCAAAGGTTGAACAAAAACAAGAGTCATCTCGTCTGCTAGATGAACACAAGATATATAGAATTTTATATAAAAGAGGAATGAAACAAGGAATTCCGAAAATATATAGTTTAATACAAACACCAACGTTCAATATATTAATAATGGAATTATTGGGACCAAGTTTGGATACATTATTTACACAATATAAAAAGAAATTTGATATGGGAACTGTATTATTATTGGGAATAAATTTTGTTACATTATTAGAAAATCTTCATAAAACTGGATTTATTCATAGAGATATAAAACCTAATAATTTTCTTGTTGGATATGAAAATAATAATGATAAAATATATCTTACTGATTTTGGTTTATCCCGAAACTATATTAAAAATGGGAAACATATTGAATTTAATACAAAAAAGAATCTTATTGGAACATTGAGATATGCAAGTATTAATATGCACATGGGAATTGAACCGTCAAGACGTGATGACTTGGAATCAGTCGGTTATATGTTAATATATTTTTTGAAGGGTTCGCTTCCATGGCAAGGAATTAAAAATAAGTCAACAACTGAGCACATTGAACTAATTGGTGATATGAAAGCATCAACTAATCTTGATAAATTGTGTAGTAATATACCAAAACAATTCAAAGAATATATTAAATTATGTCGTGATCTTAAATTTGAAGAAGAACCCGATTACGGAAAATTGCGTAGATGTTTTACTGAAGTTGCTGAAGAAAATAAAGTAGAATTAAAATTACAATGGATCAATGACAAAAGCGGATTAATCAAGTTTCCAAATTAAATTACCAAATCGAATATAATATTCATTTATTTCTAAAGGTTATATTATATCTTTTTCCGTTTTGTTTTAGTTGTTTAGGAATAGTGTGTTTGAATTCTGAATTTGATGCTTCATAATTCATTACCAATAGACTTCCTGGTTTTAGTTCTATTTCATATTTATTTTCTGTTTCTTTATTCATTAGCATAAATTTCCTTTGTGAACCCAATGATACACTATAAATTGAATCACCTTTTTCTACTTCTTTATCTGAATGGTAACCGATATAATCTTTACCATCTCTGTAACAATTCAATTGAGCGTACGTTATTTTTGCATTTAATTTGATTTCTATTTTTTCTTTTAGTCCTTTGATCTCATTAGTCCATTCACTAGCTTTTGTCACTTTATAATTATCATGAACCTTTCCGTCGGAATCGTGCATCGCCCATAATAGTCGTGGCGTGGCAACATTTTTTCCGTACATATTATAAATTCCTTGTTCCCACTTTATTTTTTCGTCAATTTCTAAATGTTCATATAATTTATTGTGTTCTTCTTGTGATAAAAAATTTGGGAAATAATGTATTACTGCTTTATCAGTCAAATTCATTGTTAAATCATTGTCATTATTAATTTGTGTTGTTTCCATTTTAATATATTTAGATATATTTTAATATATGTTGTTTTATAAATGAATGTTTATATGATAGTTTATAGTATCCGATAATTAATAAATCAATATTAAAAAAATTGAAAATTAATTGATATATCTAATTTGAGATTAATAATTATAGTAGTAATTATTGATTTATAAATTTAATTTAAAACAATGGAAGACAAAGCAGTTTATTTCGAAAGAATTCTCAAAGCAGGTACCAAACATCCCAGATTAAATTCTGTATTATGGCTTTTACTCTATAGAGAAGGCTGTGAATATTATGATATTGATAGAACAAAAGCAGAATGTATACTTGAACTCATTATTTTAATCGATAAAATAACACAGGAAAACGATGTAAATATTATGTCTGAAAAGTTTTTTAATTTAGATACGAAATTTAAAGAATTACTAAATGAAATTTTATCAAAAAAGATTAATGAAATGGATGAACGATTTAAAATTATAGTTAGTTCAACAGATGAAGATGATATAGATGAACGGGATGATATTGAAAGAGCAAGAGAATATTTTATGTTTGCAAAGAAAGCTATAAATAAATTAGAAATCATTTAAAATAGTAATACTTTGTTTTGCAGTATTTTTAGCATTGAAGGCTGCCTGATATTCTGTTGGTCTTGATTCGAAGAAGTTTGTTTTATTAAGTAATCCGATTGATTCCATAAATCCGAAGGGGTTTGTGTTATTATATATTTTATTATGGCCGAGCATGACGAGCAATGTATCACCCATATATTGAATATATTCATTCATTAATTCTAAATTCATACCGATCATATGACATTTTATGGCATCTTTTACGAATATTTTACTAATTTCGACTGATTCATAAACTATAGCATGAACTTTTTTTTCGTCTAATTTATTGACTAACATTTTATACAGCATACACGCGAACTGGCAATTATGCACAACGACACCGTTCGCTGTAAAATTGTGATTTTTATTTATAGTAATATCATAAGTTTTACGTATACCAATATTTTTACGGTATATTATTTTCATTTTCATACATGGTATTACTTCATCTGTTCTTGAAATCGCATATGCTGTATCTGTATGTTTTTTTTGTATATTAATATCATTATTTTGATTAGTTATTGTGGTACTAATATTATCATCATTACGGAAATAATTATATGCATTCCATTTTTTAAGTATTTCACCATCATCAACAAATGGGACAGTACCATCTGTTTTACTAATTAATCCATCTCTGATGGATGACACTGATTTAATGTGACCATACAGTGGATTATTTAATTTCCATTCATCTATTGCTTGTTTCCTGCTAACATCAAGAGAATTATTCATATGTTTGTTTATATATGCAGCCTTTGCACTTTTTGTTAAATTAAGGTTAATAGTTTGTTTAACAATTTGTGAATAATTTGTTATTTTATCGAAATTTTTACTTATTTCTTCATTTTGTGTTATAATGCTATTACGTAATTCAATTATAGAATTTGCGGCAGCGAGACGCATGTGTTTAGTCATACAATGGGCAAATCCAATATTTCTATAAAATTTAGAAACATTTTCAGAAGATCTTATAAAAAGTTCATGTTTATATTTTAACAAGCCATCTTTTTTGATCGGTAATTTAACTTTTGCTGATATTTCGGCTTTGATGCCGAATTTAGATAACATATTAATAATCTCATTTTGATAATTTATTGCAGAATCATTTTCTGTATGGACTTTACTGAAAATAAATCCCACTTCAGATTTAATAATTGTTTTTTTTGAAGGTTGTATTTTACTAGAAGGAGCTACACCATCACCACCAAATAATCCCGCGAGATAGTTCATAACTATAATACGCGGTGCTGTTTGGATAAATGTAGGATTTTTTGCAGGTTGTATTGTTCTTTTACCTATCAAAATTCCATCTATTTGTGATAATGCTTTTGCAATTGTAGAACACAATGAAATATTATAACATCCCTCCCTAAATGTAATAATTGGTTTATGATTAAATGCCAGTTCGATATCTTTCTGTATTGTTTTAGCATCGATCATATGTCCCATGTATAATACAGCAATCATTGAAAATTTACCTTTATATAATGTTCCATCAGTCAATAAATATCCAAGAATTCTTGCAAATGCTGTCGCTTTTTTAATATTTAATTGTGTATCTGTTGAAAAATTATATGATCCGATATCAATATTCCATGTTTTTTCTTCTTTATAATCAGTTTCTATTTTGACAAATGATGGATTTTCTGGTGCTACTAATATATCATCTTCATTAAGTATAATATTCTGAGCTTCTTTCCAACCATTTGTTGTATAAATTTTATGATCTGGAGTACAAGACAATTTTCTACCATCTTCAAAAGTTAATTCAATACATTGTTTTTCTCCTTGGAACATAAAATTTGTTTGTTTTTCATATTCTATTCCTTTTTTTTCTATATTATACGACATAACTTCATTATCTGAATTAATTAATGTTTCTATCGGAACTGATGTAAATCCATCAATAGATATCATTGTACCTTCCATTAAACAATGCATAGATTCATCCCTGGAAATTAATTGATTTGATTTAACTAACCCGTCCATAATATTCTTGCCATTAGAACGATATTTTTTTAACCAGAAAATAGCAGCAAATGCACCACAAAAGAAAATACCTTCAACACATGCAAATGCGACAACTCTGTGTGCAAAACTATCTTGACTATCAATCCATTTTCTAGCCCATTCATACATCATTTTGATTGAATCAACAGTTTTTATAGCATCAAATAGATTTTCTCTTTCTTCTTTATCTTTAATAATATTTTCTAACATGAGTGAATATGTTTCACTTTGTCCGGTCAGGATTCCATTGAAAATGCCAGCATGTTCATCCGGTTCAGTAAAACAATATGTATTATGTTCTCCTTCCAATAGTTGAATATTTGTAACACGTATTAATGATTTATTTGCTTTCATATTCTTATCACATTTAATTTGTAATCTTTTTGGAGAAAAACCAAGATCAAGCAATTTTGATACATCCGAACAAGTTATATATTGCACATAACATTTTTTACAATCATATTCTTTTGACCCGCCCTTACCATCGGGCATACTTCTTTTACAAGCTTCATGCATAACATTAATATTTGTATTAACACCCATAGTTGTTAACATAAGTTGTATATCTTTCATAAAATCCAAATGAATACTAGTAATTTGTATAGATGTTGCAGTACGTTTTTTGTTATAATTAACACATCCATCACTATCACAAAGACCTTCGAACCATCTTAATTTTGTTTGTGTAGAATAATTAATGGGTACCAAATATTTATCTTTATTTATTTTATCGGTTATATAAAATTTTATTTTATCATGTTCGTCATCAATACTATGTGTTTTAGGATCAAAATGTTCTAAAAGATTTTTTTTTTCTCCATACAGCGCTATCATTGGAAATTTATTACAATATGTGCCATCACCACAGAAAAAACCATGAATATATGGATTTTTGAATTCATCATCATCCTTTTTATCAACAACTGGCAATTCATATGCGTGAATAACATCATCTATTTTAAGATTCTGTGTAAATTTGATTGATTTTTTGCAACGTTCTGGATGTTCTTGATTACCAGTTCTAATAAACCATTTGTGTTCTGGTGTACATTTTAAAAACATTCCATTTGATAACTCAACATTATATAATTGAGATTTACCAGTATTTTTAATTTCTGTATTACTAAATTTTTTACCATTCCATACTTTTACTTGTTTACCAACATTATCACCAATTGTAATATAGCCATTATTTGTAAGAATTTTTGTATCAGCTGAAACACAGTGGATTGACTCCATCATCATTTGCCAACCGTAAACAACTAATGCTTCATTGATTTTAATTTCGTTCATAAATCTTTCACGTAAATTAAAATTAACAATACCATCACTCGATGCAAAAAATGCCAAAATCATTTTAACAAAATATTGTTCATCATCGGTTAATGTTATAAAATCGTCAGCGTCACGTGAAAAATCGATTTCTTCGGCTCTCCAATATGAATTTTGTTGGGCCTTATACATATCCCACAATTGTGGATATTTAATTGGAAACATTGTAAATTGTTCATTATTTTCATCAAGGAGAGGTTCAACAATAAATGAATTTTTATCATATATATCATTGACTGTTATAGTTTCATCATCGGTACTATTTGTACTATCTGCACTATCTGTACTATCTGTATTATCAGATATGTCTAAATTAACCATATTGTCTACAACATCTGAATAATCTACATATTCTATATTTCCTGCCATTTTTTCTAAATTAACTTAATACTAATTTATTGTGATAAATTAATATAATCATTTTTTTATAAGTATATTTTTAATCAATTTTTTTTATAATAAATCGCAATATATATAACACATATAAATTTAATAATTCAAAATGAGTTCTCTAACAGATTCCCAGGGTCTAGATTTGGCAGGATTTAACGAAATTGATACGCCTGATGATGTAGATTATAGTGATCCATTTATTCAAACGCCACAAAATAAATCAAAACAGTTGATGAATAAATCCGAAAGTATGGAGAATTATAATAAATCTGTTACTCCAACTAAACAGGACGAATATATGGAAATAATTGATCAGGAATTAATACCGGAAATGACAGTTGAATATGAACACATTAGTACAAAATTAATAGCTAAATTGATTAAAAAACATAATATGACAGGAAAAGATGCGAATGATTTTATTAAACAATATAATAAAACAATAGGACATCTTCAGTTAGATTTACATGTTAATGAAGATGCGTTTGATAATATAAAATCAACCCAATCTGGAAAAATCGATCAATCCGGAGGATATCAAAAAGGTAGATTTTATGCAAAATCTTGATAGATTTACCGAATCAAATTTTTATTTGGACTGTTTGCATTTTTTGTACAAAAATCCCCACGAAATTTCAATAAAATTTTGATTCGAAAAAAATTGCAAGATTTTTCAAGATATAAGAATGAATATTTAAACAATGGATAATAAAAAAACGAATAATAAAAAAATTGATATTTAATAATATAACATGAAAAACAATATGTATATTCCAGAAAATACAAAATCTTTGAGTAAACACGGAACAAGGATGCTGTTACTCGACACAAATAGATTAAAAAACATCGAAACATGTTATGAAGTGGTATATAGTATAATAAAAGATTATTGTGATGATATAGGTCTAAAATCCATAAATTGTGAAAATGTATCAATAGAAATAAATAAAGCATTAAAGGATATAATGACATTGCAAGAATTATATGTGTATATGGCGGATTATTGTGTAACCAAATCAAGTTATCATCCTGAATATAAAAAATTAGCATCAGTAATAACAGTCGATGAATTAAATAGTAGAACCGTAGAAGATTACAAAATTGTTGTTTCTCAATTATATAATAATATCGACAAAAATGGAAATAGTGCACCACTTGTGTCAAAGAAATTACATGATATTGTAATGGAACATCATGAGGAAATCCAAAAAGAATTAATTTACGATAAGGATTATGGTTTCGATTATTTTGGAATTAAGACATTAGAGAGATCATATCTTTATAAATTAGTATACGAAAAGAATATTGATGGAATAATTACGGAAACAAATAGGATAGTGGAAAGACCACAACATATGTTTATGCGTGTATCACTTGGTATACATGGTAATAATTTAGAGAAAGTATTTGAGACATATAGACTATTATCTGATAGATTTATTGTACACGCAACACCAACATTATTTAATGCAGGATCTACAAGACCTCAGATGTCGTCATGTTTTTTGTTACATATGTCAGACAGTATCGAAGGTATATTTGATACTGTATCTGATATAGCAAAAATATCAAAATGGGCAGGAGGAATTGGATTCAGTCTGACAAATATTAGAGCAAAGGGATCAATAATCAGAAAAACAAATGGTGTTTCTGATGGTATTGTTCCATTATGCCAACTATTGACATGGGAAGGTAAATATGTTAATCAAGGAGGTAAACGTAATGGGTCTATAGCGCTCTTCCTGGAACCATGGCATGCAGACATTTATGATTTTTGTGAATTACGTAGAAATAATGGTAAAGAATCAGCCAAAGCACGCGATTTATTTTTAGGTTTATGGGTTCCCGATTTATTCATGAAGCGTGTAAAAGAAGGTGGAATGTGGTCATTAATGTGTCCTGATGAATGTCCTGGTTTAACAACATCACATGGTGAAAAGTTCGAAAAATTATATATGCAATATGAACAAGAACATAGATATAAAAAAAAAGTGAAGGCAGTAGAACTATGGTATCATATATTAAGTTGCCAAATTGAAACAGGAATGCCCTATATGATGTTTAAAGATAATGTAAATCATAAATCAAACCAACAAAATCTAGGAACAATTCAATGTTCTAATTTATGTTCAGAGATTGTGGAATATACTGACGAAAACACAACAGCTGTCTGCAATTTAGCATCAATCTGTTTACCAAGACTAATTAATAACGATAATAACAATAAAGTATTTGATTTTGAAAAATTAATTTCAGTTACAAGAGTTCTAGTTCGCAATTTGGATATAATTATTGATGAAAATTTCTATCCCACTGAAAAAACTAAAAATTCTAACTCAAAACATAGGCCTATTGGGATTGGTATTCAAGGATTAGCCGACTTATATAATTTAATGGATTATCCATTCGATTCCAAAGAAGCAAGACTTTTAAATAAGCAGATTTTTGAAACAATATACTACGCAGCACTTTGTGAATCAAATGAATTAGCGATCAAATTAGGTCATTATGAATCATTCCCTGGTTCACCAACATCAGAAGGAAAACTCCAATTTCATTTGTGGGGTCTTGATTATGAAAAAGATTTACTCATGGATTACGATTGGAGTACACTTATTGAGAGTATAAAAAAACATGGATTACGCAACAGTTTGTTAACTACATGTATGCCAACAGCAAGTACAGCTCAAATTATGGGGAACAGTGAAAGTATAGAACCGTATTTAACAAATATATTTACTAGAAGTACACTTGCGGGCGAATTTATCGTAATCAATGAAAATTTATTGAACGATCTTATTAAAGAAAACCTATGGAATGATTCTGTTAGGAAGAAAATTATTGTATTTAATGGATCGATACAAAATATAAGTGAAATACCAGAAAGAATAAAAAAAATATATAAAACCGCATTCGAACTCAAATTAAAGGAAATAGTCTCTCAGTCGTGTGATAGAGCTCCATTTATTGATCAAAGTCAAAGTCTAAACTTATTTATGGAGAAATCAGATTTTGATGTTCTAACATCAGCTCATTTCTATAGTTGGGAACATGGACTAAAAACTGGTATGTACTATCTTAGAACTCGTCCAGCAGTTGATCCGACACAATTCGGTATTGAAGCTTCTGAGATACAAAAAATTAAAAATGACATGATTAATACAAACAATGCAAACAAAGAGAATGAAGAAAAAATATGCAAATGGAGACCTGGAGTTAAGATCAGTGATTGTTCATCATGTACTTGATTTAATTTTCTTTATTTTTAATTTGATAATTTGATAATTTTATAATTTGATAATTTTATAATTTGATAATTTTATTAATTTAATATATTGATTATTATTAATAGTAGTAATAATATTAATAGTATAAATGGAATGGTACAAAGCGTGTATAAGTAACGATATCGATAAAGTAAAAAAATTAATAGATCATGATAGAACTATAATATATAAACCTGACCAATACGGAAATAGTTGCATTCATTTGTGTACATTATATAAAAATTTTGATTTATTATTTTTTTTATTATCGGTAGATTTCAATTTATTAAAATTGGTCAATAATAACAAACAAACTTTTTTATACAATTTAATTTATGATATAAATAATAATATTGATGTCGATTTAAATATACAAATATTAAATAAATTATTTGATATATTCGATGCTTCTCCAAAAAAAGATAGAATTCATATTAAAGAATGTATTAACCTAACTGATAATGAAGATTCAACAATATTATTGGAAATAATAAAATCGTATAATAACAGAATTCATATTATAATTGAAAGATTTTTAAAATATGCTGATGTAAATAAACCTGTTACAAATCCACCCTTAATTTACTCATTGCAAACAACTCCTAAAATAGAACTGGTTAAATTACTGATTAATAACGGAGCAAATGTAAACGGTACAAATAAAAGAATGTTTTCTGCTTTGATCATTGCACTAAAAGATAAATTAAATATTGAGATAATTAAATATCTCTTATCGAAAGGCGCAAATATTAATTATGCTGGTCCGAATGAGATGTATTTTCCTCTAAACATCGCAATAAAATATAATGATTATAAACTGATTAATGTATTATTAAATAATAATGTGATTCCTGATATGTCATTTTGTGATAATAATTTGAACACATCATTACATAACATATTATTGAGAAATACAAATAATGACAACAACACCAACAATACTAGTAATACAAACGAGTCAAATTATCACAAAATAATAGAAAAAATTATTAAAATGAGTAATTTAAATATACAGAATATTGATGGATTAACTTCTTTACACATAATGGCAAAATATAATATGACAGATGAATATATCAATGTCCTCAAAGATAAGGATTTAAATTTTTTTATTTTAGACAAAAGTGAAAACACGCCAATGAAATATATGAAAGATATTTCTTTTATTAATTTATTAAATAAAATAACGAATAGTACGATTAAAAATAAACTGGACGATTCAATTAATTTGACAAATACATGTAATCAAAATAATTTAATTAATTTAGAAGAATGCAGAACAAAGATTAAAACTGAAATAATTAAAAATGCAAATAAAGAGATATTTAGTTCAGTTATATTACCGGATGTAAATAAAAAAACCGTAACATTATTCAACTCCGATATTGTACATAATGTTATATATTTAATACAATTATTAAAAAAATATGATAATATATTTGTCCCATATCAAGATTTTTTCGCCGATAAATACATGGATTCTTTAATTAAAATGGAACCCAATACATATGTTACACAATATGGAACTATATTGAATGATTTATTGACAGTATATACGAAAGATTTTTTTGAATTAGTTCCTCATATAATTATATGGCATAATGAAAATATTTATCATTACGACAATGATTTGAAATATTACATTAAAAAAATAATTAAACACAAAAATATTAGATTTATTTTATTAAAATTAACACTCATACCGTATCTAAATGTAACCCACGCAAATATTTTATTATATGATATTAAACTAAATAAAATAGAAAGATTTGAACCATATGGATATACAATAATGTTTGATAAATTAGACATGTATCTTGACAAATTGTTCAAACGTGTAATAAATAATGATGTTATGTACGTAAGACCGTCAGATTATATGACATATACTAAATTTCAATTGATAAGTAATGAAACTGATCACGATAATAAGATGTTAAGTGATCCTTATGGATATTGTTTAGCATGGATATATTGGTTTGTTGAGTTGAGATTACAAAATCCTGATACGGAAATAAAAGAATTAGTGAGTTCAGCATTGAATAAAATGCTGATTGATACAGAAACTGATAAAAACACATATGTTGATAATGATAATAACAAAAATAATATATTAAATTATATACGACAGTATGCTAATAAATTGGACGAAAATAAAAATGATTTTTTAAGGGAAATCGGAATAAAAGAAGATGATATATATAAAATATCATATAGTGGTAAACGAGGAAATATCATATTTGAAAACATCATTAAAACATTTAATAATCTTGTTAAATTGAGATTAAAATTATAAATTATTTACTGAATAGTTCATCAAGTGTTACTGAAACGTAACCATTTTCTTTCATCCATGGTAATAAATAATTCAACATAATTGGCGTCCAGGGTCTATCATGGAGAACAATTATATCGCCGTTTGACATATGGTATTTTATATATAGGTAATTCAAATAAGGTATGATAGAAAGAGTATCAAATGGATGAACATTTCCTAGAACAATTTCATAATTTACATTAATATTTTTGATAAGATCGAACATTGAACTATTCCATAATCCACATCCAGGACGATATGCCATAAATTTTGGTTTGTAAACGTCTGCGGAATTATATATTTCTTTAATTAGATTATCGCAATCGATGATCTCCTTATTGAGATCATTGACAGATTTTAAGGCATGTGTCGAATTAGTTTTCCCATGATTACCCAATTGATGACCATTTTTAACGATAGTTGTTAGTATTTCTTTTATTCTTGTATTTTTTGGTCCTTTAGTGACATAATCAGAAATTACAAAAAAAGTACCCTTCATACCGTACATACTGAGAAGTCCAGAAATATCTACATATGAACCTCGACTATCGGAAAAATTAATATTTTTATCATTATCTGATATATAGGGAACATCGTCAAAAGTCAATGAAACATTTTTTTTTCCGTCTTTATAAGTTCTTTTTTCTTTATTACATATAATAATTTTTGGTGCAAAATAATTCATAAAAGTCAAAACAATGAATTTTGGCAGCCAATACACTGTGCCAACGATTAGTAATAACATCCAAAAACTTATTAAACCCGTCCAATAAGCAGCAGCTATTGTTAAAATAATAATTTGCGAAAAAACCATCTATTGATCCGTCTATGTTTTATTTATGTCAGTATATTGAATTTGAGATTGATTTATGTATATGTCTAAATATATTTTATTTCAATTTTTGAATATTTTATTTTCTGAGTTCTGGACTGATATAATCCATGCCCAACTCTTCAAATATTTCTTTTTCTGAATTGACAACTATCATTTTATCATTTTCATCAAATAAACCATATTCATTTAATGTATAACCCAAACTATCAGCAACACGTCTCATTCGTCTATTCAAATCAGCTGATCCCGTGAAATATAATATAGCACTATAATAAGAATCATAGGGCATAAATCGTATATCAATTCGTCTGATAGGATTTTTGTTGAATTGACAAAGACCCATATATTTTGTTGGAACAGTATCACTAGTTAATGAATCAACAATAAATTTATGTTTTTTTAATTTAGCGATATATATACTAAGATAATTTTTTTGTGGTTTATCTGTTTTTCTTTTATATGATGGGTGTATAATTAACATATCTATATCATTAGATGTTGGACTCAAACGACGATATGAACCACAAACAATACCAAATAATTCAAGATCAACTTCTCTTATAACATCATGTAAATAAATATCCATAAGTTCCATTTCATTACGGGGTATTTTTTCTTTAGCCATACCATAATATTTTAATCCAATTACAACATTATCCGGCAGTTGAATTTTTCCTTCCTCATGAAGTTTTTGTAGATCTTTGATTGATTTAACGCCATATTCTTTCCACAGTTTTAATGCCTTGTCTTGACCAATACCGTAAACTTCATCTAATTCGTTGACATAATTTAAATATGATTGGTCAAGGACATCATCCATAACTTCACCTAATTTACCGAATTGTAGTATTTCATCAATACGTTTAAGAGTTCCCTTTCCCATTCCTTTTACACCTTTAAGTTGGGTAGAATTTGTTATTTCATCAGGAAAATTTTTGAAAATATCAATTGCTTTTTTAACAGCTTCCAATCTATAGGAATGGATAATTTTATTTTTTTTATTAGATTCATGATCCATATCAAATTGAATCTGACGATAAAGTCTTTGAAATTCTTTGATTATATGTTCATTGGGCATATTTGAAATATATCCTTATTTGATACTAATATATAAAAAATATATAAAAAATATAAAAAAATATAAAAAACTGATAAATTAACTATATATGACCCACATTCACTACGAAGCTATAAAATATGAATTGATATGACAAAGTAAAAATGTCACTTGCAATCAAAAATATTAATAGAAACATGGGACGAAGAATGTTGCAATATGTTTCTGACATGCATGTTGATAGATTAAAACGATATGAATTAAAAGATACATTGAAACATTTTCCCATCAAAACAACAGAGAATATAGCTATTTGCGGAGATGTTGGATTACCAGGACACGAAAATTGGAAGGAAACAATGTTATTTTTTTCCAATAACTATGAAAAGATTTTTTTTGTTCCTGAAAACCATGAGTTTGATTGTTCACCGTTGTATTCTGATGAAAAAGTCAAGAAATGGGATTCATATATACAGGATACTTTATCAAAATACAAAAATATCCATTATATGCAAAAAAAAATCTTTGAATTAGATTCGTCGACACTTATAATAGGATGTACTTTGTGGTCTCATTTGTTAAAGAAACGTGATAAAGATATAGATTCGGAAATATTTAAAAAACATGTCATAAGACACAACGAAGAACATGATAAACATGTAAAATTTATTAGAGAACATACCCGAAATGATAAAAATGATAAAAATGATAAAAATAATAAAAATTATAGGAATATTATAATTTTGACACATTATATACCGACTAAAAAACTTATTGAGGATAAATATAAAAATATTGAAAGACCTTACACTGACGAAAACGGTATTAGTTCATTTTTTGCCACAGACTTAGAAACATTAACGAAAGATACAAATATTACAACATGGATATGTGGACATAGTCATACGACAATGAGTATTGAAACTAATGGGGTTTCATATTTGATGAATGCAAACACAGAATTTCATCATATCGGTAAGTATATATTACATAATTAATGGATTCCAATATTGTCCTAAATTTGTTGCAAAAAATTGAAATATTCACAATAAATACATTTATTTATATATAATATATAATAAAAGAACGATTTATATCATTTAAAAAGGATGACAACATCAGTAACAAATACCGAATTATCTGAAAATGATAAAATAAGAAAATCGATAACGGTAAGAGGTCTATCCGGGTTGAGAAATATCGGGAATACATGCTATATGGATTCAGCACTTCAGTGTTTGTCGGCTACAAATTTATTGACAGCATATTTTTTGGATAAAAAATTTGTACAAAGATTACAAGATAATACGATGCAAAATCTTGCGACAATTGAGAGAAAGAAAGGTAAATATAAAGAAGACGAAGATGTTGAATTAGAAAAAAGAGATATTATTAAAACAGTTAAAAAATCTGTAGTATACGGTTATTACCGACTGATGAAATTAATGTGGTCCGATAATATTGTTGT